CAAATATTAGTTTTGCCAACAAGGATATTGTTGCCTCACGAGATACAAGGCCAGATGATATTCGCAACGCACTTGCTATTCTCGATCAGGTTGGAACAGCGAATTCATTGAGTAAATCGGAAAGAGATGCCTTGCAAGTTGAACTTGATGCGTTGAATACCGATGCAAATCTTATTGAGGCAGAAAATATTGAGATGATGTCCGAGCCAGGGGACGTGAATGCAAAGATTCGGGCAGCCGAACTTCGCGGAAATCAAAACATTGTTGATGCATATACTTGGTTTGCAAACAATCAAGACATCGTGTCATTTGATAAGAATGGAAAGCCATCCCTTAACTACGCTGCTCTTAAAGAGCAGGAGCAGGCCGCCCAGGCTGGTGGCATAACTGGCGCCCAGGGAGTTGGTGCGCAGATCGGCGCTGGGATTGGTGTAGTTCTTGGCGCACCACTTGGACCAGTTGGTATGGGTGCGCTTGGAGCAATCGGCGGGCTGCTTGGAACGGCACTTACCACCGAGAACAAGGCAATGGAGTTTCAGGCTGCCGTCTTAAAGTCAAGGACTCAAGCGGAGATTGAACGTGATCGGGCAATCGCCGCCCGAATGCCAACGTCAGAGGGCTATCTAAATAGGGTGAATCAGGCAAGTGGCGGAGCAAACACATTCTTTAGAAACCTTACGACTCCTACACCTTCGGCTTCTCCATATCCAGTTGGAAGTCTTGCCACCCCCAAGGTGGTCGATCCACCAAGTCCTCGTGCAATTGCCCCATCAAAGACTCCGACAGCTATCGCTCTAACTCCGTTTAATCCAGCAGACCCAGAGGCTCGACGAGCAGTGATCCTTGGGCAGCAGGCAACGGCTGGTGGAAATATTAGTAAGGAAAGAGGCAGATAATGCCGAATCCATTTGGGTCAACTGGATCTGGTGAGTCTTCAAGTTATCGCGCACCCAGCACCACCGTTAATAAGGGGCAACGACTTCGGACCGTAAACAGTGCTGGTAGAATTTCGGTAGACGTGTCTAACCCAACAGAGACCATTGCTCAGTCTGCAAACGATATGGCGCAGGGTCTGGTTGGAGTTGGCAAGGGGCTAGTCTCCATCGCAGAGAACCTTCCAGTTGTCGGTGCGATTGCCAAGCCAGTCATCGGCGGCATTGGCACGATTGCCGACGCTACCATTGGTCAGGTTGTTGGGGCAGTTGAGAAATCCCCTATTGGTGGCATTGCGAGCGGCGCACTTGGAGCGGTTGGAAACATCGGTATGGGTGCGCTTGAGCTTATCTCCGCCCCTGGACGATTTGCCGAGCAGAAGGTTGCAGAAGCCCGCATCCGTAGTACGCAGGAAGGTCGATACGACCCAATCCGCGTATATTTTGGTGATGCCCCAGCGGCAGCAGTAAACTCCGTCCGTGGCGGTGCAAGCATTGAGGACGCTGCCCTACAACTTGCTAACAGCAATGCTGGCTTCAGCGAGAACGGCGCAATGAACTTCCTCTACTCACTCGTCATTGATCCGCTCAACCTCATCGCCCCTGGTGCTGGAAAGGCTGTCGCCATTGGCGCAGAGGCAGCAACCCTAAACCGCATCGGCGTGGCTGGACTTAAAGAGTTGGCTGTCAAGGCAACTAAGGCTGGCCTAAAGGAGACTGCCGAGGGGTACACGAAGCAGGCGGCATTCCTAGAAAAGTGGGGTCTTGCTGCGAAGGTCTATGAGGAGACGCTTGGTAAGTTGGACCGATTTAAGCGCAATCTGACATCTAACATTGCCAAGGAGTCCGCGACCGCATACACGCGGGTTTATGCCAAGGGACTCACCGCCATTGATACCGTCCTGAGCGACATCGGCGCAACGGTTGGTCTGCGAAATACTGACCAAGGCCTACGGAATGTGGCAACTACATTTGCGAATGCCATCAAGTCGTCCTCGGTCCGCGCTCGTGCAGCCATCGTCCGATCTAACGCCAAAGATTTCTCGGACAATCTCGTCACAGACGCAATTGGACAAGCCACAGAGAAGAAGACACTGCAAGAATTCCTTGCCACCGAACTAGCACAGGGTGGAAACGTTGGAGACCTGCTAAAGCGTCTTGAGATTCCAGACGAAGATGTTGCCAAGATGTTCACAGAGATTCAGGGCGGCGTAGCATCTGGACTACGAGCCGCAGAGTTGCGCCGAACACAGGCCGTCAGCCAGGTTCGCCAGAAGATTGAAGAGGCTGCCGCCAACGCCCGTGTTCGACAGCAGAAGGACCTAATCCGAGCAACGGCTGAGTATAAGGCTAAGGCAGACGCACGTCTAGCATCAGAGGATGCGTTCCGCGTTCTGTCCGAGGCAAAGCTTGACCGCGTTCCAGCAGCCACTGATACTGCTCGTGGCATTGAGGAGCTTGCATCCGACCTTGCCGCTGGATTTGGCATCAAGGATACTGTTGCCCGACAGATTGCCGAGAAGGTCTTCAAGGAGAATGCGGGGGATATTCGCACGTTGACCGACGTGTTGGCGTTCGCTAGAGACGCTGCTTACGGGCAGGCTGTACGGGAACTTGCTGCCATCCGCAAGGCATTCAAGGCAGGCGACTTCCTTTCCCGCATTACAATTACTTCGACCCGCAGCCTGACGGAGTCCAACTCTAAGTCGCTTATTGAGCAGGTCACATCCCTAGAGAAAGTTGCGAGGGGCGCTGACGAGGCTGCCGCCGCTTCTGCCAAAACAGAGTTGAAGCAAATCTCCGACAACCTCGTCCGACAGTACGACGAGTTCGGTGTGTTCGCTGGATCTGACTATACATACAGCCAAGTGCTTGACTTCCTTAAAAAGTCTAGGAAGCTGACTGTCCGAGAGATTACCAGCAAGGAGCGAGCAGTCATCGCATCCAGAGCCAAAGAGGGAGCGGTCAAGCAGTTGACCGATATGGAACAACGTCTGCTGAAGTACGGCTACCGTCTCGGTATCGCCCCAGACGACACGATCTCCACGGTCCGAACGATGGTTGTTGACCACAATGGCCGAGAAGCATTCACTGAGATGGTGATGCCATTCTCTGACACGCTAGACCACGTTGCCATCAAGGGTCTTGATGATGACCTTGCCTCGGTCAAGTTGCGCCCAAGCAAGTTGTCTAAGGTGTGGGAAAAGTTGACACGACCGTACGGCGTAGAGGTCACCAAGAACAACATCGCAGAACGATTCGTCTCTAGTATGGTTCAGAAGACTGGCGTTTCCGTCAACACGGCCCGCCGATTAATGTCCCGAATCACGGACCTTGCGGCAGAGAAGGGAATCCAGCCAAAAGCACTCTATCTTGACCGAGCAGAACTGGATCGCATCTTCAAGCAGGAGATGGGCGACGTTGCTTATGGCCGACTCTTTGAGTCTGGCACGACACCGATCAAGGAAGTCGTCTCGGCAGCGGCTGGGGACTGGTCCGTCTCTGGCTTGACTAGCGGATTCACTGGTCGCGTTAAGGCGATCTTCCCAGAGATCACCATCCTCACCGACCGATTCTACCCAGACCTTCGCTTCGGTCGACTGAATCCATTCTTCAACCTTGTAATGGAGCGCGTTGAAACCAAAATCCAACTTGCTGTCTATGGCATCAAGAGGGAAGTTGCAGAGGCTTCAATTGGAGACATCCGAGGAACTGTCCTTCGCAAGGCCCACCTCAACCCAGCATCTGTCCATCACGAGATTAATGACGGCGTGATGCGAATGCAGGCTCGTGCCGTTCAGAACACCTCAGTGGCAATTGAGGCATCTGGTGGACTTAAGAGCAGGGTCTCACGACTTGTCCGTCCGCTCTTCAGCAAGGGGACTTACTCCATTGACGGAGTTAAGGAAGCCAAGGAAATCGCCCGCGATATTATGAGTGACCAGTTTGCGGTCCGAACATTTATGGACACGCTGGAAGAGGTTGCCCCTGGAAAGATTCGGGAGCTTGCCGAACATTATGGTGTGACGAAGGCAGAGGATGCAATTGAATTGCTTCTTGCCGATTACCTCATCCAGTCAGATCCACTTCAGTTTGCAAAGTACATTGAAAGCCAGGGTCCATTCGCTCGCAGCCTTGCAGCCAAGGCCCTTCGTGAGGGTGGCATCCCAGCCAAGCAGGCTCAGGATATTGCTGCCGCAACGATGGCAGCCTATGAGTTGGCAATTCAACGAGCCAGCCGCGCAGCCGATAAAGCGCAATACTTTGCCAGCCACCGCTCGTGGTTTGAGCGAAGCATTAACCATCCGTTCCTTGGGTTGTACCCATACTCCTATATGACACAGAAGGCAATCCCTTCTCTACTTCGCGTTATGTTTGTCCCGCGAATCGGTGGCGTTGTCGCCCCTGGACTTGGCTATGCCAAGTGGGAGAATGTGCTAGAATGGGCAGAAAACAACGTCAACTCTGATGAGGACGTTCTCAACCAGTTGCTCCAAAACGATGCGCTGATTTACCTTGCGTCCACCCTTCTTCCTGTCACCCCAGACAACAGCGGTTTCTCTATGCCAACGTGGCTGCGACGCGGCATCATCCAGCCTGGCTTGCGTGGCGATGCTATCAAGCTTGGCGACATCGGGCAGACAATGACCGAGGTCGGTTCGCAGTTCGTCCGAGGTACGGTCCTTGGTCAAGGCCGAACAGTGCTGGAAGGCATTGAAGGAATTGACAAGGCGACTGAGGCGAACGAACGGCTCTCTGGATTCCTCCAAAGCCAATCCGACTTTATTCAGGAAAAGGTCCTGGAGTTGCGCGGACAATAAGAATTAATAACCCTGACATTGGGTCGGGGATAGAAGAAAAAGGAGAAATGCTGTGGCTGACAACGAAGTCGTGAACAGCGCCCCAGTGCAGTCGGATGAGGTGGAAGCCCCTGTGGTAGCCACTGTTCCCACTGAGAACGAGGCGGATGTCACCACTTGGAAGAAGCGCCTAGCAGGCAAGGATCAGGCGCTCACCGCAACGAAGAAGGAACTTGATGAACTCAAGTCCAAGGCGGAAGAGCTTGCAAAGTGGAAGGCTGAACAGGAGCAGGCCTCAATGACCGAGTTTGAGAAGGCGCAAGCCAAGATTCGGGAACTTGAAGGTAAGGCTGCTGCGGCTGAACAGGTTGCAAAGGAAGAGCGTCTAGCACGGGAATACCCACTCGCATACCAGTTCCTGAAGGACACTGGTGGACTGGATGAAGTTGGCAAGGCGGCAGCCTTGGAGAACTTTGTCAAGCAGGCCGCCGCTGCGTCCGCAGCAACTGTTGAGTCGGAGCCTTCGCCAGTGGATCCAAACAATGCGCGTCGGGCAACTGCCGCGCCAACTGAAAAGCCCAACTCTAAGAGCATCTCTGATGCGCTGAAGTCGTTGGGGAATCCATTCGCTGATAGATAAGGAGTAGCATAAATGGCTACCACAACTACTCAGACGTCGAACTTTTCCGATCTAGTCACGCAGCTTGTTGCTGCGCGGGCTGAAGAGGAATTGCGCGCTCGTGCTGTTCACGCGATGCCAGGACTTTATGTCCCAGCTCGCTTCATCAAGGGTACGAATACCCTTCGCTATGCTCGTTATGCAGACCTCTCGGTCAGCACGACGACGCTGACGGAAGGCACCGCTCCTACGGACGATGCCCTCACAATTTCATCCGAGTTCTTCACCGCTGCGCAGTACGGCGCGACGGTCGCGGTCTCGGACCTCGCCAATCTTGACTCGCCACACGACCTCATCAGCATCGCTGCTGAGCGTGTTGCCTACAAGGCTGTCCGCTCGATGGATCACATCGTGCGCGACAACATTCACGCCAACGCCGCAACCGCTGCGATCTTTGGCGCAACTGGTGCAACGACCCTTACGCAGAACACCGCTAACTCGGCAGTTGCAACGGCAGGTCTTCTGTCTGGCTTCTTCGTGAAGCAGATGGTTGCTCGCCTTAAGGGTGCAAACGTTCCGACCTTCGCGGACGGCACGTACCGCTGCATCATTCACCCAGCACAGGAGTTTGACCTTGTGTCCGACACCGCTGTGAACGGGTGGATCGAGTCCCGCAAGTATGTTGACAACACTGGTCTGCTCACGGGCGAGATCGGTATGTTCGCTGGCGTACGCTTCATCGTGTCTTCGGACGCGAAGGTGTTCGCTACGGCTGGTGCTTCAAGCGGCAACGTGTACAACGCGCTGTTCCTTGGCCCAGACTCGTACGCAATCGGTGACTCGCAGACCCTCCAGAGCTACTTCGTGGCTCCAGGTGGCGATCACTCTGACCCACTCGCTCAGAAGGCGATTGTGGGCTACAAGATGCGCTTCGGCTCCCTCCTCCTCGACGAGGCTGGCGCACGCTATCGCATCCTGAAGACTCAGGCTACGGTCTCTGTCTAATCGGCACGGGGGTGCTGATGACCCGCTCCCCTCGTAATTGAGGGGGGCGGGACCCCCACCATAGAATCAACGTAGAGGCATCCAGGACGAGCCAGGAGCCTCGAAAAGGTCGGGGGTGGTATGTAGATACCCCCCAAAGGAGGGTCGGATGAACATTCTGGTATGGGGTACTGCTGAGCAGGGACCTTGCGCTTACTTCCGAGGTCATATGTACGACGAGGAATGGGCAAAGATGGGCATCAGTGTCCGTCACATCGACAAGATCAACTTCGTTGCCAAGCCTGGTGCAGAAGGGCTATCGCAAGACGAGGCAATGCGGAAGGGTCTACTTGCCGTAGACACCAGCGACATTGAATGGGCGGACATCGTGATGTTCCGCCGCTACTACAACTGTTCTGCCAAATGCAATGAGTGCGGTGCCGCAAGCAAAGACCCAGAGGTCATCAAGTCGCACCAGCACCAGATGCAGATTCGGGACTCCATCACTGAGTGGATGTGGCCAGCCTTTGAGTCGGAGAAGTTTGACAAGGCGATGGTCTACGAGACCGATGACAATCACTTCCAGATCCGCAAGTGGAATGGCTACTGGCCAGATGTTCAGGCAGAGCGATCACTTATTGAGCGGATGACGCGGAGGGCTGACCTCGTTACCGTCAGCACGGGTCCGATCAAGGATGCGTATTCCCATCTCAACGATAACTTCAGGGTGATTAGAAATGCAATCGATCCGTCAATTTATACGACAAGTCGTCCTCGCCCAGAACACGGCGGTAGCAAGCCACGTGTGGTCTATTACGGCAGCACGGCGCGAATGCGCGACTATGGCGGATACCCCAACGACCGAGGAAAGTGGGAAGGCGGATACGCTGGCAAAGCAGTCCAAGACCTCCGCAAGGAACTCTGGAACGTCTTCATCGGAGTAAACCCAGGAACCGAACACGTCATTGCTCCGTTCTTTGACGAGGCGTTTCAATACATTGAGAACATCAAGGGCTTTGCCGAGATTCTGGCAGCCAGTCACGGAGACATCGGAATCGCCCCACTTGGTGGCGACGAGTTTGACCGATGCAAGTCAGAGCTTCACTGGCTGGAATACGCAATGGTTGGCGCAGCATTCATCGGTGAGCGATTTAAGTATGGTCAGGCACCGTACTCAATGGTCCGACACGGTGTGGACGGACTGCTTGCCAAGGGACGACAGGAATGGTACGACGCAGTGAAGTCACTGGTCCGAAGCAAAGACCTACGAGAGCAGCTCGCGGGGGCTGCCAAGGAACGAGTTCTCAAAGAGTACAACTATAAGGATCGGGCGGTCGAGTGGGCCGATGCCTTCAAGTGGGCAGTAGAGCATAAGGGGATTTGGAAGAATGGCAGGAGAAACACTTAGCGCACTTAGGACATCGGTACGAGCCGATCTCCGCGACCCCAACGGGGCAACGTGGAGCGACACCGAGATCAACGATCTCATCAACTCTGGGATTGACTGGGTCAACGGGTTCTACCCGAAGGAAGCAATCCAGACGATGACCTACACGCAGCCAATCTCTGGCGAGCTGTTCTCTGTCGCATTGACGGCGGTGAACTGGCCGTTCCGAGTGGACGTGTACACCAGCGGTGGACAGTACCAGGAGACCCTATTGCCGAACAGCGGCGATGGTCCCGACTCAGGGTGGGAAGTTCACAACAACATCCTCTTCTTCCCGCCGCACTACACGATGCACAACACTGGGACACTCCGCATCTTTGGCTACTCTGGATTCGTCCAGCTCTCCTCGAATACTTCCACCACGGATATGGATGTCTCTGCCATTTCATCCATCCGCGTGTGGGCGCAAGCAGAAGCATTCAACCGACTACTCTCCGACCGCGTTGCCTTCCAGCAGTGGCAGGTACAGTCGGGAAACTCTGACGTATCAGCCCTCTCTATGAACCAGATCGCGCTCTCCAACCAGGCGCGAGTGCGCCGCGAGGAGGCACGGCTTCGTAGAATTCGGAGGCTCGGATAATGGATTTTAACCGACCGATTACCTACCAGATTGCTGGTGGTAGCACCATTGACCTCAACAGCATCGGCTCCGCCGAGGTAACGACCAGCGTACCGCTCGGCGGCTACAAGGTTCTGTCTGCCTCGTTCAATGAAGTTCCCCTTGTCGGCTATATGGACAAGCGGGCGCTCCGTGACGGCATTGACGCTGGGGACACTTATCTTGGAAACCGCTCGCTCTCCATTGTGTGCGGTGTCTTCGGCACGTCCACGGGAGATCTTGGCGACAGGATTCAGGCGTTGCTTGATGCGATGCGGCCAATCCCTCGTACCTATGAGGCGGACTACGGGTTCCGTCAGTTGGCATTCTCTCAGGGAACCATTGACACTTCCAACTTTTCCACTGGCTTCATCCCGATGATGATGCTGGTCAGGCCATCAAGCCTACCGTCAGTTCAGCTAACGACAGCACAATCCATCGGAGTATCTGCTAAGGGCTTTGCTGCCAACGTTGGGTTCACCCTGATGGCCAAGCAGCCATACAAGTTCTCGGCAACGCAGAGGACTATTAGCATCACCTCGTCTTCGGCAACGACATCGTTCCCGAACCTTGGATCTGGGATTGCGTACCCAACCTTTGAGATTATCTACTCATCGGCAAGCACCTACGCTACGGCGACGATTACCTCAGTTACCTTTACCTTTGACTCTCAGGCGTTGAAGTTGAACTCTCTGGACTTCCCAGCCAAGACAGCATCCAGCGAGGTTCGTTGGTACGTTGACTTTGAGAACCAGACGGTGCGGCGAGGAGTTCGGTCAACTGCTGGCGGTGCGTATGTCACATCGCTACGTCAGGACGTGATCGACACCACGACCTATAACTTTGGAAGTATCCCGCCTACGGATGATGCTGCCACAACGATGACGACCGCCTATACGGGTGCGGCTATTCCCGCGCTCATCACTGCGACCTACCGTGAGGCGTGGTACTAATGGCGTTTGATTACATCCTCATTACGAGTGCCACGACCCCTGTTGGTCTTGGCACGAGTGGTGTCATTAGCGCGGAGGTGTACGACAGCGCCACCAGCGCGGTTGATACTAGCTTTGAGGGTGTCATTAACTTCTCGCTGGACACAACCAGTGCGGGGTCAATCTCTTTTGCAGCAGCGACGGCGCTCGGAAGTTTCGGCATTGCGTCAATCTCTTACACGGCAACGTCTGTCGGCTCGGTGGACATCAGGGCAAACTATGACACCGTCACCCTTGATGGAACGCAGTCGATACTCATCCACCCTCGGCACATCAACATCACCTCGTCATCGTCCCCGCTTGCCTCTGGAGACAACAGACTCCTCGTTGCCGAAATCCTCAACAGTTCTTTCTCCGTAGACACCGCAGACAATAGCACCTCCGTCACCTTCTCCCAAACTGGGACGGGTACGCTTGCAAGCCTTGGTGCTGCTACTGCCGTCAATGGCGTGGCCTCACGACTTGTGACTGGCGACGACATCGGTGTGTTGACCATCTCCGCCACGGCAACCAGCGTTGCGCCAGATTCACAGGAGCTTGACGTTGCCAACGGCACGCGAGTCAACACCTCTGGCGCACAGGGCAAGTGGTTCTCGCAGTCGCCATTCCGCATCACGCTATGGGACACCACTGGGACTAATCGCGGTCGCGGCTCAGTCAAGGCAGTGATCTCTGACGCAAAATATATCGGTGTCTCCTCGTACCTCAATGAGGGCGGGGAGATGTTCTTTACCCTTCCATACAACCATCCACAGGTCAACGAGTGCCAGCCGCTCCTTCGGCACTACCGCGTTGAGCGATGGGACGAAGAGGACGGCATCTACCGCACCGTTGGCAACGGTATCCTCCAAGACTACGAGGCGACGGACAACGAGGTTGTCTTCTACGGCGTTGACTACCTGACGGTTCTCAACCAGACGGTCACGGACACAGCATCCGCAATTGGCGGGGCCACAGTGACCTACAACGACAAAACCATCTCGACCATCTTCCAGTCCGAGATGAGCGTGGCGCGAACAACCGCCAACTCCCGCCTTGGCTTCATCAGCGTTGCGGCGACCATCAACCCGTCCACTAAGACCTACGACTTCTTCACCGCTGGCGAGCAGCGCACCGACTTCCTTCGCAACATCTGCGGTATCGCCCAAGAGGGGACGACGACCAAGGTGGTGTTCGGCAACAGGCTTGAGTCACCGACCCAGAGCTATAACTCGTTCTTCCTAGATATGAACTATGCCACAGCGACGAACAATAGCCTCCGCCTTGTGTATGGCGGCAACGTCAAGCGGTTCTCCTACAGCCCAAACTTCAAGAGCCTTCGTACCCGTGCGGTCGTGATTGCCACCAGCATCTACAACGGCGTGACCCCGACAAAGATCTGGTCAGCGTTCATTACCTCCAGCCTACGGACAACCTACGGAATGATTGACCGAGTGGACGTTCAAGAGAATATCATCTCCGCAAACACGGTGTCGGCACGGGCTGCCTTCAACCTGTACCAGTCCAGCGAAGAAAAGATTAAGTACATCAGCGTCGCCGTGGTGGACGGCTCCATCATCCCCTACAAGAACTATAACTTAGGTGACGACATCCGCGTGATTATTAACCGAGGCATCGTAAATATTAATACAAACCTAACCTTGCGCGGACAGCAGTGGGTTGGTCGAGAGGACGGCTCTGAGAGCATTACCTTTGACTTCTTCAACCGCAGCCAGCGTACCTTTGAGATCAGCCCGTATATTCCACGGGGTCCTTTGGAGCAGATTAACGCGGCCAACGAGCAACTCACCCCGACTACGGAATCTGGATCAGAGCATCTCTCTGGCCCTAAGATTCCAGAGACTCGGCAATAGAGTGACTGGGAGTCAGTTTGCCAGCATCCTCAAGTCCATCCAAGAGGTCCGAACGGAGATCTCAGCGAGGCTGGATGCTATTGACGAGCGCCTCCGAGAGGTCGAGGTGGACATCGCCCGTGCCACTACCGCTGACCAGATCAGCAAGGAATCGGGAATTGCGGTAAGATGGAAAGTGGGAATTGCTGTGTCCGCTGTGGGCATTATGCTATCTCTGCTGATGAAGCTCTTGGAGGTTCTGTGAGTCTAGAACTAGACATCCACGCACTCCGTTCGCAAGGTTTTTCTTTCTCGGTGATTGGGGCGAGGCTCGGTCTCACCAAGGACCAGGCGCAAAAGCGTTACCAGAAGTTTCTGCTTTCTAGCCCCCTCCCCCATACCCCCTCCCCAGTATCTACCTCCTCTGAAGGGGGACTCGTTAAGAAAGATTTAACCCCCCCTACCCCCCCAGCGTCTGAGGACTATATCACACCTGTTGATGTTGTGCATTTGGATTACGTTCAGAGAATCGGAGAGCGAAGGGAAACGACGAATGAACTGGTGGTCGCAGCAGGTGACTTCCAGTTTCCTTTTGAGGACCCAGAGGTTTACTCTTCGTTCCTTACGTTCCTTGCAGCAGAGCGACCAGACCGCATTGTTCTCACAGGCGACATCCTTGACCTCACAGCGGTCAGCGCCTACGACAAGGACCCGCGTCTAGGGATGCCAGTCCAAGAAGAGCTTGCGCACACGCATCGTCGTCTCGCAGAGATCCGCGCATCGGCTGGTCCAGAGGCGCAGATCCTCTTCCTCTACGGCAACCACGAGGCTCGCCTCTCCAAGTGGTTAGCGAAAAAGGCTCCTGATCTTGTCGGACTTACGGATGCCGACGGGCGCGAGATCCTTTCACTTGCCAACCTCCTGCGCCTTGAGGCGTTGGACATTCAGCCGTGCCTAGACGAAGGCGTATCCTACAGCGGGCCAGAGCATCTGCGCTCGTACTACCAGATCGCACCAGACCTCATCGCCACGCACGGAACCTACTCGCGCTCGACTGGCGGCGGGGCAAGCATTATGCCAATCGTCAAGGCATCGGGAGTCTCCGTCGTTGGAGGACACGACCACTCACAGGGCGTTGCCTTTGAGACCATCGGAGGATTCGCTGGTCTAGATGCCAAGCGCACCGCCGCCATCTCCACGGGGATGATGTGCCGACGCACCGAACTGGGCTACCTCGCCCAGCACCAGGTCAGCCGCTGGTCGGCTGGCTTTGCGGTGATAGAACTATGGGGTGAAGAGGCTGGCCAGTGGCAGCCTGACTTCGCTTCGTGGACAGGAACAGAACTTGTGTGGCGCGGCAAACGCTACGCGCCTAAGAGTGTGCTAAAGTAGCATAACGAAATACAGGAGGGTCAAGTGGTCGGAGTCATCGGGTCGGGACAGGTAGCTCAACACGTCATCGCAGAGTTGCAGCGTCGCAACCTGCGCTATAAGGTATACACACGCTTGCCTCAGCCCAGTGCTGATGCAAGCATTTTTGTTTGGTACGACATTTCCTCTCTCCCGCAGCAACTCAGGGATGACGACATTACATCGGTCATCAACTGCGCTGCATTAAGAGATATTAACCTTTGCGACAAGAACCCAACGGACGCAGTAAGTGCCAACGTCTTCTTGCCGTCAATCATCGGAGACACGGTGCGTCAACTCTATGTGTCAACGGACTATGTGTTTGACACCAACGAGGAAGACCGACCGCTGAACGAAGAGGCGGTTAGCCGTGGTGCGTTGAGCATCTATGGGCAGACCAAGTTGGATGGCGAGAAGGAAGTCCTGAAGCGGGGCGGAGTGGTCGCTCGCATCAGCAGCCCTTGGGGTCTCTACCCTTCGCCAATGAAGCCAAGCTTTGTGGATATGATCGTCTCCCACAACAGGCCGCTGGACTTGCCAACCGACCAGTTCTTCAGCCCGACCTACCTGCCTGACGTGGCAGAACAGATGGTCAGGCTGGCGGTCGAGCCGTCCAATGGAATCTACCACCTCGTCAATCAGGGCAAGACCAACTGGTTGGAGTTCGGGCGTATGGCTCGCTCCCTCCGCAAGGTCAAGGGAAAGATCTCAGGCTCAATGCGCTGGGACAAGACGCGCCCACAGAACGGCGCACTCATCAACACACGACTCCCGCGTTTCCGAACGTGGGCTGAAGCAATGCAGGAATACCTTAGTGGCGACATAGCAGAAGGAAGGATCAAACGATGAAAGTATTAGTGGTCGGACATCGTGGCTTCATCGGCCCCCTTGTCGTTAAGCATCTTAAGCACTCAGGCGCACAGGTTCACGGCATTGACGAGTCGTGGTACGACGAGAGCATCCGTGGTCTGAACGCAGAACACTTGCCTCACTCAGAGCGCACAGGCAAGAACGCCCGCTTCATTGACATTGACACGCTCGGCTCCTACGACGTGATTGTCTGGCTCGCTGCGGTGAGCAACGACCATATGGGGAACCTTGATGAGTTCGATACCTACTGGTCTAACTACGAGTTGCCGAAGCTCAAGGCAGATGAGTTCTGGTCGCGCAATCCGAACGGACGCTTTGTCTACATCTCGTCGGCTTCGGTGTACGGTGCCAACGGCGACATTGCCAAGGAAGATACCGAGACCGATCCGCTGACTGCCTACTCTAAGAGTAAGGTAAGGATGGACGAGTGGCTCAAGCAGCAGGACCGCTCGTGGGTATCGCTGCGCCTCGGCACCCTGTGGGGTGTCTCACCGAATATGCGCCGCGACCTAGTGGTCAATGCCTTCACGTGGGAGGCGATCCACAAGAAGCACATCCACCCACAGTCGGAGGCCAAGCGCCCGATCCTCAACGTGGACGACGCTGGCTGGATCATCTCGCTCGCTGCAATCCTGCCGTCGGTGCAGGGAATCTACAACGCTTGCTCAGAGAACGTCACGGTCACGCAGTTGGCTGATCGCATCGGCAACGCAACTGGTGCCGAGGTCTCACCATACACTGGTAGCGACGGCGACAAGCGCGACTACTGGATGGACAACGGTCGGCTGCTCTACCACTTTGAGATCCGCGATGGCGAGTTGGCGAAGACCAGCAACCCAGCGGAGATCCTTGACGTGGAGCAGGCGCTGCTTGCCTACGGCGGCAACCTCCGCACGCGCACGGAGATCTACAAAGAAGGACTTGAGTGAGCAACTTCTCTGGCATCCTTGACGGATACCTCGCCCGCAAGGCGGTGATCGGTCGCCCTGCTGTTGCCCGATGGCGTGGCTCGCTGCTCGGTGCCTGCGTGCGCCAGCAGTGGTACGCCGCCGAAAAGGTGGAGCCGAGCAACCCGTTCCCTGACAACCTCTACCGCATCTTCGAGCGCGGTCACGCCGTTGCTGAGGTGCTGAACAAGGCGGGCAAGGATGCCCTTGCTGCTGGCGAACTGCTGGAGTTCCAAGAAGAGGTGCCAGTCCTGCTCCCAGAGTTTGACTTCTCTGGCAACGTGGACGCGCTGGTCAAGTGGCCTGACGGCAGGCGGGAGGTCTGGGAGTATAAGTCCACGACCAACCGAGGGATGCAGTATATCCGCGAGGTCAAGCCCGAACACGCAGTCCAGGCCTCGGTCTATGCCTACATCCTTGAGAAGGAGTTGGGCGAGCCAGTCGAGGCACGAGTCATCTATGCCGCCGCCGAAGACTTCAAGCTCCTTGAGTTCAGGCTAGACCGAGCGTGGCGAGACCGCGCCCTCCGCGTCCTTCGTGTGCTACAATACTACGGCAAGCGGAAACCGCCTCGCTTGCCGTCCCGAAGGGGGAAGGATATGAAGGCGGAGTGGCCCTGCAAGGGCTGCCAATGGTTGAAGGAGTGTAGAGGATGACGCAGCCAGTCAAACTCGCCGCTAAGATTGCCAAGGTAATGGAAGCGGTCGGGTATGTAGCGAAGACAGGAACTAACTCAGCACAGGGATACAAGTTCGTGCAGGCATCGGCAGTTGCCGACAAGGTGCGCGAGCAGCTCGTGAAGTTCAATGTCTCAATGACACCGACACAGATCGATGTCATCAGCGAGGGTCTGACACCAAGCGGCAAGCAGGCGTTGCTTACGCTCCGCTTCACGTGGACACTCACCGATGGTGATTCGGGTGAGACCATCTCGTTCCAGTCGGTCGGCACAGGCGCAGACTCAGGCGACAAGGCGGCATATAAGGCTGCGACTGGCGCACTGAAGTATGCGCTGCTCACAGGGTTCCTCATCCCAACGGGTGATGATCCAGAGGCTGACCTATCCACGGATCGCGTGGGCGAGGCGGCGAAGAAGATCTTCGGGGATACGGAGAAGGTCGCTCCTGCCCCAGCCAAGAAGCCCGACCTGAATGATTTGGAGTTCTAAGATGGCAGAATTTGCACGAGGTCCACAGGTAGCATACGACGTATGGCTCTCCGATAAGAAGGAGCCAAAGGAGAAGGAGTTCAAGACTGGCACGAAGGCCTTTGAGTTCTTCGCCTCCCGATCCACCAATGAGTACCAGCAGTGGAAGGCAGCCGACAAGGAGACACGCGGTGCCGAGCCTGCTGCGAAGTATGTGTACCTAACGCTCACCGTCTTTGACAAGAAGACGCAGGAGCATATGTACAAGATCTACTACAAGGTATCCGAAGCCAAGACGAAGAACCCAGGCGAGAAGCGTCCGAACATCCACGTCACGGGCGAGTCCCGCAACGTGCGAGAGTACGAGGGCAAGGCGTATGAAGACGTGACGGTGCGCGACGCATCGCCACTCATCTGGACACCAATGGAACCAAGGGAATGATTACCACGCCAGAGGACGCAGTAGCAGCCGCAAGCTGCGCACTGGCACGCATCTCTACGTTCAAGTCCCAGGGTCGGCACGACGGTGGCTGCCAGTTCTGCAAGGTAGACCCACGGGAACTCTGTCGAGTGGTGGCGGTGTTTATGGACGACTCCGCGAACTCCGTCACCATTCGGCTCTACGAATCTGAGCAGGCCCAGAAGACGATGGAGTCTATGTGGCTGGGGTAAAAGCTCAAAAGGGTGGCAAGAGCGTACCCCCCAAGTGGACGGTGCGCCCCTGCATCAAGTGCGCCACTGCCATTGAGAAGCAGGCAGAATCTTACTGCGTACAGTCTATTGAGTTCATTGGCGCAAGGAGAAGCACCGAATGGCACTGGGTACATAGAAAATGCTTAGATACGAAATAACTCGCGGTGCGCGGATGATCGATGATGATCTGGACATTGTCCAGAACGGAGACATCTGCTATCTCCTTGACGGCAGATACGGGAGGATCTGGGCTGGCCTGTCGGTACGCTATGATAGCGGGACTGCGCCAGAAGGATGGTTCTTCCTTCGTGAAACCATTGAGAACCGAGTCCTCAACAAAGAGTTGATTGCCGCTGGGCTTGTTGAGCTTGGCGACAGGGTAGATGTGGGCAGGCGCACTGTCCAGTTAGCGAGGGTCAAGCGTGGGTAAGATGAAAGACCTAGCGATCCAAGAGGTGAACGCCGAGCGTTCGTCTCGTGGCAAGCGTGCTAGGCAGCGAGGCAACTCGTTCGAGAGGGAGGTCGCCGCTCGCCTCAATGGCAAGCGGACAGGGATGTTCGGAGGGAAGAACGACGTAGAGGCTGGGTACTTCGTGATCCAGTGCAAGGTCGGGCTGTCCTACCCAGAACGCCTAGACAAATGGTTAAGAGAACTTAACCCAAAGGCTGACCAGTTGGCAGTCCTTGTGGTTGGAGATTCGCCAGGAGCAGGTACACGTCGGCGTGCCTTGGCAGTGATAGACTTCGACGACTTCGTACAGCACTATGGTAAGGAGGATCAAGGTGAGCGTTGAACCAAAGATTATGCAGGCGAATGTCTACAAGGACAGCCGAGGATACTTCAGCGAAGTACTGAAGGGCTTCGGATTCAGCCAGATCAATATGTCGTGGAGCATCGGCGGAACCTTCCGTGGCATCCACGCCCAGCGACTGATGGACAAGGCGATGTGGGTTGCCAGCGGCAAGGCCATCGTCTATGCGGTCAACCTTGACCCATCATCTATTCTCTACGGCAAGGTCATCTCCGAAACGATGGAGGCTGGAGACGGTAAGGTTTTCTACGCCCCGTGGTGGTGGGGTCGGGGCTTCCTCGCTCTTGAGGACACGACCGTGACCTATGCCACGACCGATGTCTACCGAGCAGAACACGAAGTCGGCATCTCGTATGTCGGTCTAGCAGACATCGAGAGGGACCTAGAAAAGATCAAGGCGCAGCTCATCATCAGCGACAAGGACAAGGCTGCTCAGTCCATCAAGACTGACGGCACCTCGGAGAACCTTGCCAACTGGAAGCGTGCTGGCGACGACATTCTCCGAGACAGGATCGAGGAAGAGTGAGCATCCCATCCAAGAAGCGCAAGCCTGATGCCATTGTGGTGTCGCAGGTATGGCTTCACATCTACAAGCTCATCCTAGACGGGCTAGATGGGCAACCGAACAAGGAGCAGTTGGCCGCCTATGCTGCCAACTCGATCATCAAGGAGGTGGACTTTGGCTACGCAACCTAACGAGGAGAACGAGCAGATCGTTCCGTCAACCATCCGACAAATCATCACGGCACCAGTGGCTACGCAGCAGTCCAGAGGGACGCTGCTCTACGGTGCGGCGGCTGCCTTTGCTGCCTTCGCTCCGCTGCCCTTTGGTGCCATTGCTGCCGCGCTGGTGGCAATCCTCGCAGCAGAACGGAAGAAGTGAAACTTGGACTCGCGTGTAATCGGTGCAAAGGAAGACTCAAGGCAACACGAGATGCTCCGTATACACTTAGAGAGTATACGCTCAGGCTATTCAAGTGCGAAGCCTGCGGCAAGAAGGTCGCCGTCGCGTGGTTCATCGTCGGAGAATCAAAAGCCCGCTGGCTGGAAAGGCTCTATGAGGAACACACCGAAGGACTTTGAGCAGTACTTCCAAGGACTCTACGACGAGGCGCGGGACATCCTTGTCCAGCGTCAGGCGCAGTATGGCCCAGCCAACATCGAGTCCCTCGGTATCCCAGGTGTGTTCTCTCGGATGAGCGACGACAAGATGAGCCGCATCAAGAAGGCGTTGAGCGGTGAGTTCATCAAGGGTCGCGTCGTCCTCTCGCAGGATTCCCTGAAGGAGCTTCAGCACCCGTCGGTGCGCGATGCCCTGATGGATGCCGCCAACTACTGCCTCATCCTTGTCTCCCTCATCGAGAGCGAGTGGTCTAACTTGGAGTTGGACTACGACCCTGGCGATGGGGTTGAGTACTAATAAAGACCCCCTAGAAGCTTCCGTAGAATCGCTTCTAGAGGGTCTAGGAGCCACGGAGAGCCACGTTTCCACCCTTGGTGGTGTCCTACCCCTACTTAGCCACGGCGAACGTCAGTTCGTCGCTCTCGGTGTATACCTAGCATTGGAGTTGATCCGCAATGACGGACGAAGATCAGAAGGTTCGGGAACTCTTCCGCGAGGCCGCGAAGAAAGAGGGTAAGTCCCTGCGCCAGTGGTGTCGGGATAACGGCATTGTCTACGACACGCTGATCGGTCGTGAGATTCCTTCAGACACTCCACTCTCCGCCATCCACGACCACGATGGTACGTACTTCGGTGTCTGTCCAGCCTGCGCAAAAGAATGAACCCCTGCTGGGAGGAGCCAGCAGGGGTTCAGTAGTCGGGCAGGGGGACCGCCCGTCGGAGTTAGTCTAGCACATCTTCTAACGTCGTGCCGAGACGCACATAGATTGGCGTGTACTCACCGACGTATGCGCCGACAACGTTGAACTCAAAGAACTCAATCGCCTCCTCGTCCGTCATCCCGTCGCGCTCCATCAGTATCTGGATGCACTTGTCCTCATCGTAGATCACCAGGTTCTTATTGAACTGACGACCGATCCCGATGATCGCTTCGTCAAACCCGTCGGCTACCAATGTCTCGCTCATACTTCCTCCGTAAAGGTGGTCGTAGCCTTGACGAACGTCAAGTCAATCTCACCCGTCGGTCCATTGCGATGCTTCGCTAGGGACAACTTGATCTTCTCGGTTGCTTGCCCGTGTTCCTGTCCGTTGGGTCGCCATAGTAGCATCACAAGGTCAGCGTCCTGCTCAATCGCACCAGAGTCTCGGAGGTCAGCCAGTCGTGGTTGGCCTCCTTCTCTATGCTCGGCAGCACGAGACAACTGCGACAGCGCGATGACGGGAACGTTCAGCTCCCGCGCCATCGCCTTTAGCCCTCGGCTGATGTCGCTCGTCTCGACCACCCTATTGCCTTCCTTGGTCTGCTTGGTTGGCATCATCAGTTGGAGGTAGTCCACGATGATGAGGTCAAGCCCGCCGTCCGCAGATAGCCGACGCGCCTTAGAGCGTAGGTCTACGGGCGATGCTACGGGCGAGTCGTCAATGAAGATGCTCGCCGCCTCCAACTTGTGTACCGATGCTGCGATGCGGGCTAGGTTCATCCCCTCCACATCGCCACGCCTGATGCGGAAGATGTCCACGCCAGACACGCCCGCCATCAGACGGGTCGCCAACTGATCCTTGCTCATCTCCAGCGAGAACACCGCCACCCGCTTCTTCTCGTGGATGGCAGCGTGCTGCGCAATGTTCAAGGCAAGCGAGGTCTTGCCGACCGAAGGACGAGCAGCAAGGATGGTGAGGTCAGACTTCTGCCACCCGCCAGTCATCTGGTCAAGTGTGCCAAGCCCAGAACCAACGCCTTCTGCCGACCCTCGGTTGTGCCGAGTCCAGTCCAACCGACTGATCGCATCGTCAATAAGACCACGCATCTCGGTGAAGTCGGACTTCTTGAGGGTGCGTGCCACCTTGTAAATCTCTGCCTCTGCCCTGTCCAGCGCCTCGTCGGAGTCAGCAGGGTCTTCGTAGGCAATCTCCGCAACGCGAGAGGCTGCGGTGATGAGGCGGCGCAAGGTCGCCTTCGTCCGTACCGAGTCGGCATACGACTTCGCGTTGGCACTCGTCGGCGTGGATGCCATAAACCCAGAGAGCGAGGAGTACCCGCCCGCCTCGTCAATGAGTCCCTGCCGAGCCAGTTCGTCGCCAACCGACACGATGTCCATCACGTCGCCACGCTTGGCAATCTCGGTGATGGCACGCCATACTGCCCTGTGCTGCGCCGTAGAGAAGTCGTCGGGGGCAATCTCACTCGCGTACGAGTACGCCTCATCGTCAATGAGGACTGACCCGATCAGCCCTGACTCGGCCTCTAGGCTACGAGGTGGTTGTCTCACGATTCCCCTCCTTCTTCTTCAATCGGTAATAGAACGAATACTCCGCTGCCTTGCGCTTGTTCCTGTATCTCTTGTCCTGTCCGCGTACGACTTCGGAGGGGCTGGGAGAATCATCCTCCCTGTCCCACGCCGAGTTAGGGTCAAAGGGCTTGCCAAAGGTCTTGTGTACGGCATCTGGGTCGCAGGTCGTAGCGGAGAACACCGCACCAGCCCGCTCCTCCTCAGAGAAGGGATCGCGCTTGTCTATGTGTCCAACGAATCCCCACAGGCGGCAGTCATCGCAGGTGTACGCCATCTCGTTGGGGAGGTCAAGTATACCACGAGCGCGAGCGTGTCCGCTGCGCCGTAGTTCCATTACCTCCTCGGATGCCTCAACATACGCCCTGATCCACGCATCACGATCACTCAGGTATGGTCTGCCGCAGAACTCCACGAGGTCGTTAGCCTCGTGGAATCTGCCTTGCCACGCCACATCTGGTCGCGTGTCCATCCCGTCGTTCCAATGATCGTCTTGGCAACTCATCTCCTTGTCCACCACTTTGGCGGCAAGGATGTACCTGAAATCCACATCCTTCACTATGAGCCAGCCGCAGCAACGCCCATTAGGAAGATGATCACCATAAGTTTGGCGAAGTCCGTCATAAACTCTTTCACTTGACCACTTGATACTTCCTACCACCGAAGCGTAGTTCGGTGATGGCATCTGTCGGGATTGACTTGTACTCTGCCGACTTCGGCTCCCATACGATCATCAGTCCCAACTTCTCAGGGTCGTATGCCTTCTTTCCACCCTTCAGGTGCTTGTGTACGCCGAGGCGGCAGGTCATCACCCGTCGCTCGCCCGTCGTTCGCTTGGTGAAGGCGATGGTGAAGAACTTTCCCATTGACTTCTTGATCAGGCGCACCGCCGCCTCAATGGTCAGCCTGTTGCTATGCTGCGCCGCGTTCGGGCAGGTGCGCGTCCAACTCTTATTGGGTTGGTATGCCTCTGCCTCAAACTGCGTACCGCAATCCCAACAATAGAACTCCTCGGTCTTCATCGTCCCTCCTCCTTATTTCTCGCCGCCTCAATCGCGGCATCTTCTAGGCTCCAAGTGAAGGCATCTGCCTTCGCCTCCTCGTTATACTTATCGTCGCACCAAGTATGCGCCAGACCTTCGTCTGTATCTCGTGCGTTGTCCATACCCTCAACCACATACTCCCCGCAATAGCAGCAGGAAGATACGGCTAGACCATAGTCCTCACTCACTTCTCCACCTCATCATCTTCATCGGTGTACTGGTGCGAATCGCACGCATACCCGTCATCACAATCCTGCTTCTTCACGGAGTCAAGAATCTCCTCCCCGCCTCCATCGGCAGCCTCGCCAATGCGGTACACCCGCTTATCGTTGTGGTCTACGACCGCCACCGACACATCCAACTGCTCGCCCGTATCAAACGATACGCCGACCACTGAACCGCTAAGAACCTCAATCACCAATAGCCTACTCATTTGTATACCCCCCTTCCATCACATCCACACGCTCCGTCTTGGCACATCGCACCTTCGGATACAACCATCGCGCATCCATACTTCATTGAGCGGTTGTCCTCGCACTCGGCGCAATACCACTCAATCTCGCCGCTCGCGTTGTTGTCCGCGAACCACACTCCTTCTTCTCCGCACTCGCAGTTGCTATACATTACGCTCATCTTCGTCCTCCTTGTCGTAGTCATCTGGGATGTCGCTCGTGCTATACGAAGCGTCTGCCTCCCTGTCTAGGTTGTAGACAAACACTTCTACATCCAACTCCTTATCCAAGAATCGCAACTCCTTGACGAGCGAGGCGCACCACTCTTGGTGGAACACATCGTAGGACACGCTGTATCCTCGCACCTCGTAAATGTCCCCTGATTGTAGCGACGAGCGGCGGTAGTTCTCACCGCTAATGAAGAACCCCGCACCCGACAACCACTTGTCTACGATCTCTGGGTACCTGTTCGGACTCTTATCCTTGTCCGCCGTGATCGTGAGATACACCTCTGCGCTTGCGCTCATAGCACCTCCTTTATTGCTGCTTTCACACATAGATCGCAACCACAATGCCACTCGTTATAGCACTCCTCGCATAGCGGTTTGCCGCTCCACTCAATCGTTTCACTGAACTCGTCCCCGCAGTTTCCGCAGGGCTTATACCCCTCGTCCTCTGGCATCATACCGACAACCTCCCCACACTAAACCCAAGCAGGAAGATAGATAGCAGGGTGAAGGCGATAGTCGCACGCCACCAGAACTGCTGCGCCTTCCTGCGCTTGCTCTCTGCCGCCAGATAGCGGAACAGATACGATTCCGATAGTTCCCGTCCGTACTTGCTCATAGTTTCACCTCCTCATCAAACTGATAGTTCACATTGACCCCTGTCCACTCAATCATCTTGCCATCCTCAAACATCCACTTCCACTTTTCCCCGTCCTCGCCCGTCCACTCAAACTCTCCCGATAGATACGGGGCGGCAGCGGAAAAGAACCACTTCTCGTCCCCAATCTTGGAGTCGTAGGCGAAGATGAGGATGCCACCATCATCTTCGTCCTGAACCTCAAACCCTAACGTTAGGAAGACCTCCTTCGCGTTCGGGATGGTACGCAAGTCTTCTGGCATCCACGCAAAGAACTTCGTTGTTCTCTCTGCGCTATACGAACCTCCCCCCATCAGGTCGGTGCGCTCTTGGAGTGCCATCATCGCCTCGTACGCCTTACCGAGATCATCCTTCTTGATCCGTACATTACCGCTTCCGCTTACATAGTACCCCATCATCTCCCCCTATCCAAATAGGATGCGGCGGTGTGCCACATCTCTAAAACTAATGTGATCATAGTCAAGGATGGCATCCTCAACCTGCTCATCTGTCATCGCGTCCACCTCGGAAACCTCAAAGTCCGTCCCGCCCATCTCCTCAATGAGCCACGCACGAGCCGCTTGGCGAGATTCGTCTGCCGTATCGTGAGCCTCGTAGACGATGCCGTCATCGCTTACCACGATGAACTCATACACCACGAACACATCCCACTCACCACTCTCTACTCGTGTGCCGTCCTCTTTCTCGTATGCCATAACTCCCCCCTTCTCTACTATCGTGCGCCCAAGTAGCGCACGCTTACCTTAGCGACACCTTCGCCAAGTGTCAAGCCTAACGCCAAGAACGCCATAGGGCTGAGGTCAATCAACACCCTTCCCTGATCGCACGCTCGGCAGTAATCCCTCACAATGACCCGCACCTCCTTGCCTGTCTTCTTACTCCTCACAATCACCGCAACGGGCTTCATCCCATACCTGAACCACGCCGTTGCGCCGTATAGCCAACGCTCCCCGCCCCGCCCGCCGTTGCGCTTCGCAACATAGGGCGAGCAGGTATCGGTACGCCCCAAGAACGACACCCCCGCAGGGCATCGTGCGCCATACCAAGTAGCGCGGTCGGTAGGTGCGGCGGGCGTAGCCGCCAACACCACCGAGAGCGCGAGCGCGGCGATCAAAGAGCCTCCACGCCCAGACCAGATAGCAACACCGCCGCCGCGATAATCACCGCGAGCAAAATGATGCGATAGTCCTCGTCCGTGTATTCTCTACGCATTATCCGCCACCCTCTCCGCGTACGCCGCACGCTCGGCGCGGTAGGCGGGGATGCTAGCCCGCAACGCTTCTAGGGTGTAGCGGTCATCACCGCGCCCCGCCGCCATCCCCTCGCGGTAGGCGTGGATGAGGTGATACACCTCCCGCTTCGTGCCGTAGCCGCTCGTGATGCTACGCACCCCGCCGCCCTCGTTGACGATCTGCTGCAACTGGTAGCCGCCATACGCCCCTGCTAGGGTGTAGCGTCCAACCATCGCCCTATTCTGCCCATCCTCGCCCCGCGTCCATAGCGGCGCGTCTGCCTCC